CACCAATGGCTAGCGACTCTTGCTCTTCAGCAGTCAGCTCACCTTCGGGAGTTTCATTGGGATTGTACGTCAGTGTTGTCATTTGCTTTGGCGTGGATTACTTTGAGATTACCGAGACCAACAGTCTCTACGTATTCAGTTGAACGACCCAGAGTTGGTTTACCAATCTTAGCTTTGGGAGCATACTTGTTCACAGGCTTAGCTGGTGTGAACTCTGGTGTCGTCGGAGGTTCAGCTTTACTGCGCTGGCGGCGCTTCGGAGCTTGTTTGTTGTCCATATAGTTCGGGATTTTTGGATGGATCGTTTGCAGGAGCAGATGCTAATTGACCAACTTGCTTGGTAAGTTCCATTTGCTGTTGTTGTTCCATAGCTTGTGCCTGCTGATCTTGTACTTCTTGTACAGTCTTAACAAGGTTCAGGACATCAATACCTTGTGCAGCTGCAAGACGTTTGATTACTTCTTCAGGATTAACGTAGGTCTGAATAGCTTCAGGACCCATGGTCTGAGCAATAGTAGTGAGGAATGCACCCAAGCTTTCACGATCTTGTCCACGACCAAGTGCATTGATACCAGCCACAATGGTTGGCTTCACAAGGTCTTTGGGTAGGCGTGGAATCTGTCCTGTCTTTTGGAATACATTCAGTTTACGATTCAGATAAGGAACCAAGAACTCAACAGTCAGCAAACTAAATAGTCCACCAAGCTGTTGTTCCAATTCCATCTGAGTCATACGAACTTCCTCAGCAGTAGTTCGTTCGGATTGCCGTACAGAAAGGATGAGGAAAGCCTCACTCAAGCGTCGTTCAAGAGACTGCATTAGTTCATAAGCAGTCCTGAAGTCAGCAGTTTTACCTACCTGTACAACACCGATGTCATCAGGTCGTCCTTGAATGATCGCACCGTTGCCTGCCTGCGCCAGCGTCTGTGGTTTGGTGGTGCTTGAGGGTGATACCACGAACACGACCTTGGCAGCTGCTGCAGAGCCTTCTACCATAGCCTGAGAGAGTGCTTCGAGAGACTTGAGATCTCCAATGAACTCTTCAATTCTACCACGACCATACACTTCACCATCAACAGTGTTGAAGCGAAGTACTAGCCAAGGGTTAGCATCAAGTGGTGCCTTACCCATAGAACCAGGAATAATTTTGTCTTCATATTCTTGGTACCAAATCATTCGGTTGTTATCCCGTTTGATGTGGGTATAGATGTCAGCCTCATCATTACGATCAGCGACTGTTCCTTCTACTTTGTTAGGCATGTCATCAGGAATCATGCCACGTAGAAGCTTCTTATTGATGCGTTCTTTTGTGACTATTTCAAGCACGTTGCCGTTGCCATCTCGATCTACAACGTAGCGATTCAGCGGATAAAGTTTAAGACCATCTTTACCCATGTAGATTAGTGCATTACCTGCTACTACCAAGTGCTTAAGAGCTTGGTGAATAGTAACACGGTCACTTGATGCTGCAATTGATTCAAGGATTGTTCGTTCAATCTTTGCAAAGCTTAGGTCAAGTTCAGACCTAACTGCAGGATCAAACTCTTGACCAAGTTTAGTATCATCAAGTTGTAGTTTGAAGAAGCTAGTCTGTGGAGGAACAAGGGCAAGCATCAACTTAGATGCAAGTGTTACTACACCTTTTGCTCCAACACTTTGCCAAGGTGTAGGAAGATACCTAGCACCTTTTTGATAATCTTCTTCACCACGAATCAAATAGGGCAGAGTTAGATCTGCCGCTTGTCTTGCTACGTCTAGAAATTGGGAACGATCACTGGCTAAATAGTCATACCTTTGTTTAGCAGTCATTAGTTCTTAAAAATAATTAAATTAAAGCAGACCTGTGAGCCCACGGATGTTCAATGCACTCCTCAACTTAAGTCGATTCAGCTGACCTGTGCCAAGTTGAAGAAGACGGTTACGTTCACGACTACCACGGCGACGCTTAAAGCCAAAAGCTCCAGGACCAGTGCCAGTAGAACCGAACATCAGACCACCCATATCAGGAGTGGTTTCTTCAGTAGGTTCGTTGATGATAAGGCTATCTTCTTGCGCTGCAGGTTCAGCAGCTGGAACAGTTTCAGCAGTGCCACCACCACCGCCTTTACCACGGCGACCACCGCCACCGCCAGTACCGCCCATGGCTTTAGTACCAAGGATAGGCTCACCACTTCCAGTAGCGCCGAAGTAGCGTTGACCACGTTGGAGACCAAGACCACGTAGCCCTTTCAAGTTATCACTACGCGGGTCAAGAGATGCTGGGATACCACCTTGGTCAAAAATGTTACCAAGAATGTTCTGTTCACTAGTGCCTAGCTGACCTTTGTCCAACCGACGTTGGGCACTACCTTGGATACCAGCACCTTTACCTAGTGCTACATCAATGGCACGTTCACCAAGACCAGTAGCTGCAAGCTTCATAGCTTCTTTGCCAGAAAGGTTGCGACCTACTCGGACTCCACGAATGGTAAGACCTCTACCTTTACGGCGCCTTTGACGTTGGGAGCCGCCGGTTTCTTCTGCACCAGGCGTAGCTGCAGCTGCTGCTTGACTACCACCTTGGTAACCACCAGCTGCTTCCCATTCCGCAAAGCTACGACCGCCGTCAAAGCGACCTGATACAATATCATCTAAGTATTGCTGACCAGCTGAGCCAATAGGGTTTTGAGAATAAGCTTGTTGTCCTCCAGGAAGTCCTGTTTGGTAGGTTTGATACGCACCAGTAGGTGAGTCATAAGGTGTACCACTTACTGCTTGACTGGTTTGTGGTGTAAATCCGCCAACAGTCATTTGTTGGTTTGCCTTTCGTTCTTGACGCCGTTCACGTCGTTCTTGACGCCGTTCACGTCTTTGTTGTCGGTTTCTGTTAGCCATCGTTTTCTAGTCGTTGTTGAATCCACTCTACAACTGAACGTTGACCTGAGCGGTACATGATTACTGACTGTGAGTCATTGGGTGTGGGTGTAACAGGTGGAAAGTTATCCTCCAGTTCTTGGAGGACAGTTCGTAGCTGGAGACCATGGGTCTCAAGCATATTGAGGGAGATTGGTGTTTGCATGTTCAAAGAAGGCAGGCATCCGTGCTCGTTTGGTGTCAGAAAGTTCGGGAGCCTTACCTTCGTACATCAAGCGATCACTGGCATCCAGCCAAAAATTTTTTCTCAGATATTTTTTGTCAGTGTTATTACCTAGTGGTTGCATCACCCAGTTGATAGTTGCCTTACGCAGTTTATCAAGAGAAGGAGAGATATCAAGCCCCAACTCACGACAAACAAGGCTATTGGTAGCAACGTGAACTTGTTCATCTCTACTAATGTCAGCACTTACTGTTCGGAGACCAGCATCACCGTTAAATCGGAAGAATGGCAAGAGAACAAAGAAAATTGCACGCTCGGCAACAAGTGCTTTGAGGACTGTGTGATCTGGATGAGCAATCCATGCATCCCGGAGGCGTAGCGCTTCCTCTTCAGCTTGTTTATCAACACCGATAGCATTGGCGATGTAACCGAGTGCAAGGTCATGGTTTTCTTCGTCCTTGATATTGGACAGAAGGAGACTCCTTGCCATTTCTGGTACTTCATTTTTAAGTCCGTCTTTAATAAAGTCACCGACTGGGAGTTCCATATGTCGGATTGCCAAAGCACGATAGATGGTCTCTTCCGAGCCTTCAGCAAGAGAACCGGCAGTGGTCTGTACTGGAGACCACTTCCGTTTACGATTAAGGAGTTTTTGATAAGGGTTCATTCGCCGCAATTACAATCTGGAGGGTCATTAAGAATCGCATCCAGATAATCGTTGACTTCTGATTCTTCCAATGCAGCATAGGCATTAGATTTATCTTGAACATCACCCATTACCTGAAGCGAATAATAAAGGGAGGTTTGCGGAGATGCAAGCCACTCTTCGATAAACGCTTCATCATAGGTGATCACATCAGACCAACTATTGAAGCTATAACCGTGAAGAAGTCCCGTCTTGTCTAGCATCTTGACGATACCATTAGCCACACTGAAGTAAGCATCCCAGCCAACTTCACTAGCGATTTCTACATCACCATAGTTGTAGCTTTGCACACCAAAGGTTCCCGAGTCTCGGTCAACTTGACGTGCGATTGGTGGAGCAATTTCAGGACAGGTGGTGAAGCCATCCAAATCTGTGTAACGATAGCTGCAGGAGGCTGTAGGAGCAATAGCAAACGCTCGATCCATACGATTAGCCTTAGCGATTTCTGCAGCTGCTTGTATGCCCGCCTGAAGCTCTTTGGCAAGCACATAGCCAGGTGTCTGTGGATAAGGGCGACCACTGTTCAAAGCTTCAAGTGCATAACCAAAGCTCTTGTAATCTACCCCTTGAATCCTAAGCATGTTTGCCAACCCAAGGAGTCCGAGACCGACTTGGCGATCAGTCTCTGAAGGGAGGTACTCTCCGCTTTCTCCAACACCTGTTTTGCTGTGGAGGGCGCACAGCTCGGACATTCCGTTGACAAATGCACTTTGAATGTCATTGAATTCACATCCGCCGAGGTTGACATGTTGCAATAGACATGTTCCGCGTGAGGGCAGGTATACCTCCAAGCATACGTTACCCCGGATTCGATTTCCATTAGAGTCTACCTTTGTTTTGTTGAGCCAGATGTCACCTCTTTTGATGCCTTCAAGTAGCGCATCCTTAACTTTCTGCGTTGCCTCCTCCCACCAATAGTCGTTAATGTTGACGCAACGCTTGACCCAAGGTAGATCAGACCTATCAGCATTAATAAACTCAAGCACATCTGGATGACTGAGATCCAAATGACAAACGACAGCGCCATTCTTGTAGATGCCTCCACGTCGGAGGACTTCATTCAAAGTAGAATATATTTTAGCAAAGGAAACAGGACCGGATGCTACGAGTCCTTTGCCATTCGAAGCTCCTCGTGGTCGCAGTTTGCTAAGGTGGACAGCAACTCCTGCACCATAGCGGAGTGCATGGCTGACGAAACGCCAACTGGCTTCAATGCCATTTTCTCCTTCCATAGTGTCTTCCACAACAAAGACGGTACAGGAGACAGGCAAGCGAGAGGTTGGGTCATCAATCCAAGATTGTACACGCCCAGTACGAGCGATTAGTTCTTTGGTGGTAGTAGACATTATTAAACTAGATCAATAAGTGTTGGTGGTTGATAGTTTGGTCCCTTTAGAACCTTACCGTCTTCACGACGAATAGGCAAGCCATCTTCACCCAGCTTGCTCATGTTTGATTTATGTACACGGTCAAGTGCCTCATCTAGATCCCAACCAATGTTCTCTGCATACTGATAGCAGACATATACAAGGTCAGCAAGTTCTTTGAGGCAGTCCTCAGCATTACGCTTAAGACCAGGAATAAATTGTTGTTCAGCTTCCAGGAACTCTTTGAACTCTTCAACGATCAAACGCTTCTGCATACTCCGTGAAGCTGGAGTCATACTGTTCATCACTTGGAAACCACGGCGAAACTCTTTTGCTTGTTGGCTGAGAAAGGATTGCATCTTCGAGTTCATTTTGGAGGTAGTGGATTGCTTTACGAAGATCGGAGATTTGATCTTCTTTGTAGCCCGCTCGGCAGATATATTTGATTGCATTACCAAGGTGGAAGTTTAGTCCTTGGTCTCGGATGAAGTCCCAGACTTGGATTGAACCTCGTCGGTAGTATTCGGGACCGTAGGTATTGGTGTTGGCCATTTAGAGACTAAGTTAGTAACGTTGTTGCTAAGGACAAAGCACTGACGTTGCAGCGCTAGAAAGATAGTAATGATGTCTTCCTTTTTTGAATCAGGATGACGTAGAGCATCTTCAATCTGACGTAGCTTGAAGTTCTGCTCTATCTTCAGATCCACTATTACTGGTGGCGGTCCAAAGTTTGACTCTTTGATTGGTGAAATCATAGTTCTCTGCTTGTAGGATCTTTGCTAATCGTGCATTGAGTAATGCAACTGACTCATCGAGACCCTTATCAGCAAAGGCATCTACAACAGTCTTCCAGTTAGCACCGTGTTCATCCAACAGTACTGCGGCTCGTTTGATACCGATACCAGGAACACCTGAATAGCCATCTGTTTGATCACCAGCCATTGTTTGAATCAAGTGCCATCGGTCACCTTCTTCCTTTGTGATTTCTACAACACCATCAGACATGTCATATAGCTGTCCAGGTATTTGACGCATGTCTTTATCAGGGCTGCAGATGATGTGACCTTCCTCACGTGTTGCGTAGATACCAAGAGCATCATCAGCTTCTAGCTCCGGCATTATAACTACCGGATACGAGAGCTTGAGCGCATTGATGACCCTTTTGTAGCCGCACGGCTTTTTGCGGTTGCGGTGTCCTTTATAAGCTGGGTCAATAGATTTACGGAAGTTGATGCTATCAGAAAAAAACAGAACAGAATCATCAAAACATCCAAGGTCAGTAGCGATGTTATAGAGTTCTCGTTCGGTGTATTCGAGAGCTTCACTGAAC